AGGACCACCGTGTGACGAGGCATTTGCCGCTCATTGTCTTCCCGCCCGTCTTCCCGGTCGGCTTGAACGTGAAGTTGAACTCCCCGGCCTCCGCCACCAGGTTGAGCGCGTCCAGTGTCGCCACCTCCGGCAGGCATGTGGCCGTGATGGTGCCGTACTTCCGGACGCCGAGCGGCCACTCCGCGGCGTCGTTGATGGCGGTGTTGTCCACGGTGCGCATGCCGATCTCGACGGTGGCCTCGCGGACCACCGCGGCCAGCTGGTGGGTGCCGATCGTGAGAATCGCGAGCTCCCCTACGATCCTGTCTTTCGCTGCCATGTCAGCTCCTCGGTGCTATCTGCGTGATCGTTATCTCGAAGCGCGCCAGATGCGCCGTCAGCATGTCGTCGCCGCGGCGCACCAGCACAAAACCCGTCTCACCCCCGTCCACGCTCACGAGGCTTGCCTCCCAGACCGCGCCGTCCAGGTTCGCCTCGTCGCGGAACTTCGCCAGGACCGCGTCCACGAGCGCCTCGAATCGCGGCTCGCTCTCGCGCCCGGGATCGATGGACCAGGGCATTTTCAACTCCAGCACGTACCGGCTGGTCTGGATGGCCTCCGGGCCCTGAAAGTCGTTGATGGCCCGGTCCGGCCAGGCCTCGGAAACGCTCGCGCGCCGGATGTTCCACCAGGGGCGCCCGGCGGCCCGCCGCGCATTCATCCAGGCGGGGGTCCGGCCCCAGACGTCCATCCAGTCGCCCGCGCCCGGAATTGACAGGACCATATCGCGGATCAGCGCGCGGATCTGGCTGTCAGTCTTAAATGTGGGGTCGCCGAAGGGCATCTCAGGCACCTCCGGAGATCAGGCGCGCCAGCCGGTCTGCCGCCTCATGGAAAGCGCGCTCGATGAGGGGCTGTGCCAGCGAGAGGCTCCTCTGCGCGAACTCCTGCGCCCGCGTGCCCCGGCGGGCGATCGCGAACTGGATCCGGCGCGCCACCCCGTACGACTCCCCAGGCGGCACATGCAGCTTTCGCTCCACCCAGTGCACCAGCGGGCCGACCGGTGGCCAGTGCGGCCGGCTCCCGTATTCGACCACCGGGGAATAGCAGGCCTGCCACCAGACATAACCACTGACGTCCACCGGCTCCTGCGACTGCACGCTCACCTGCGCGCCGATTGTGTCGCGCAGGAAAGCCGTCGCCCCCACCGGGGTCTGCTCGAAGGCGACGGTCCGCAGCTGCTCGGTCGCCTTCGCCATGGCCTGCTCCACGATCCGCGCCGCCTGCGGTCCCATTCCGGCGCGAAGGCGCGCAAGAAAACCATTCAGTTGGGAGAGCGAGCCTGATTCAGCCTCCATATGAAGCGCGTACGGCGCGCCGGTGTCCTGCCAGATCCTCACAGCTGCGGCCACCCCCAGTCCGTATGGCGCGCCGCGGGGGAGGGGACGGCGTTGCCCAGTGCGTCCGCCCCTGCGCCCGCGATCGCAAGCCCCCGCCTGCGCAGGTGGGCGGAGAGTTCGCGCCAGACGTCGGCCTTCTCGCGGTAGTTCACGCTGTCGGCCGGGATGGCGGGCGCGTTGCTACGTCCGAAGCGCGCGGCCACGGCCTGCGCCACAAGCGATGCCGCCAGATGCGCCGCAGCCTCCGCAAGGCTGTCCGGAATCGAAGCCTGGGTCCATGGCACGGTGAAGGTCAGCACGGCGCGATCCCCTTCTCGATAGGGCCTGTCCAGGATCCGCCACCCGTCCGGCCCGGTGAGCAGGCTCGAGGCGGAAAGCAGCCGCGGCCTGCGGCTGCCCGGAGGGAATTCCACGCTGATCAGGCTGCTGATCCCTGAATCCCAGCCGGGCGGATAGGGCTGGTCCGGCCCCGCCTCCAGCTCCAGCTCTGCCCGGGCCACGCGCGGCCGCAGGCGTGAGAGCTCCAGCAGCGCACCGGCCACGCTCGCCGCGTACACCTCCGCGCTTGCCAGACGCTCCGCCTCCTCGCCTGCCTCGTCCGCGAGGATCTGCCGCGCCCTGAGAGCGATGTCCATCTCAGCCCCGCCGCAACCAGATCAACACCGACCCGTCCCCGGTCAGCTGCACGTGCAGCCCGTTTTGGAGCCGCGCGCCCCCAGGGGGGAACGGCTGAAAGAAATGGCCGTCTTGGGATTGCCCGATCTCGTCTTCCCACAATATCTGCCCGGCCGGTCCAGTCCCGTCCCGGAGTCTCAGGTATATCGGCGCGAATAAACCCACCGGGGTAAATCCAGCCACCACGCAGGGGCCGGTGTGCACCGTGCCGGTGGCGCTGACAGGCGTGTAGTCCCAGCTTTCATCCAGCCGGCCCTGGGAGTCGGCCCGCAGGGCCGCGGGCGTCCCGCGGGGCGTCTCGGCAAATGTCAGGCTCATGTCTTGCTCCTCTTCACTCCATTCCGGGCGGCACCGCCAGCAGGCTGCACCGGCAGTTCACCGACTCCTCCGGCGGCAGCGCCGGATCCACCGGATGCTGGCAGGGGTGCCCCCCCACGTAAAACGGCTCGTTCACCGGCACCGGCGGCTGCAGCCCGGCCTCCACGTGCGTCGGACGCACGCGGTCGTCCCCGGCCGTGCCCCAGCGCTTTTTCCAAATCTCTCCCGGCGGCGCCTCCCGCTGATACTGCGCCACCCGCAGCCAGGCCGCGCGGTTGGCCACCCGGTTCGTCTCCGTGCGCACGATCGCCTCGGCCCGGTGGAATTTCGACGTAAAGGTCAGTTTGCGGAAGTCTTCGCCCGCCACCTCCCGCATGGTCTCGTAGAGGCTCCGGCCGGTGATGAAGCCCGCGCGGATGGTGTTCCGGATGGCTATCCGCACCGGCTCCACGATATCGCGCTTCACCAGGTCGAGCGTGAAGTCCGCCCACAGGTCCAGGTACAGCTCCCCGGGAAGCTCCCGGCGCATCACCGGGATATCCCGGGCGTAGCGGTCCACCGCGCGGTCCACACGCTCAAGTCCGGAGCGCGCGGCCTCATCCAGCATGGTGCCCGCAGCGGCCTGCAGGCGCTGCTCTACCTGGTCCAGCGCCGCGTCAATCCTTCGCAGCACGCTGTCCAGCCGCCCCCGCGTCCACTCGCCCCGCGCAGCCAGAAGCTCCCGCAGCACCAGCGCCCGGGCCTCGTCCAGCTCGCGGCGCAACGCCTCCAGATGGCGCGCGCTCAGGCGCTCCATCTCGCGCTCGGCGCGGGAAAGCTCCTTCTCCCACCATGGGCTGCCGCGCACGTTTCACCCCTTCGGGCTATGCGGGTGGGCCGGGTGCTCCCCGGCCCACCTCACTTCCGCTTCCTGCCGGCGCCCTGCGCCGCGGGCGCGGCCCGGTCCTCCTGGCTCACCGCCCCTTCCGGATCCTCCGCCCGCGCCTGCTCGAGCACCGCCGCGTAAGGCCAGTCATCGTCCTCTGTCTCCCGGATCTCCACCAGGTCCAGCCCGTCGGCCTGGTGCAGCTCGATCCACTGCTCCAGCGCCTGGCGGTTCCCGGCCCGGATTACGCGCCGCTCAGACATAGCGGAACCGCACATGGCCGCCCGCGTTCGTCCAGGTGCCGCCGGTGCCGACGCGCTCGGCCTCGATGATCAGTTTATCGCCGGGCTGCATGGTGGTTCCCGGGCCGCTGCAGGGGATCAGCAGGCTGTTGTCCTTGCTGATGTTCACTCCAGACGTGAACTGCACCTGGCCGATCAGGGTGTTACCGGCGCCGTTTGCGCCCCCGTTGCGGATGTTCAGGTTGATGCGGTTGGTGTTGTCGCCGGTGATAGCCGCCCCGGCGATCACGGAGACGCTTTCCACCACCACATCCGCCGGCGCCACCCACACGGCCGCCCGGTCACTTGCGCCCGTCGCGTTCAGCGTCCGCACGAAGATGGGGGCCACCTGGCTGCCCGGCACGTAGCCGATGTGGCCTACCGTGTTCTTGCTCATGGTTTCCTCCTGTGTTTGGTTTCAGTTCTTACCGGCCTGGAAAGGCTGGTGCAGCCCCGTTACACCACGCTGCGGTCCCAGGACAGCGGCTCTTCAACGGCGATGCCGTAGATGAACCGCACTTTGTAGGTCAGGGCATCCGCCTCGAACTCCTCTTTGGTGAAGAGCTCCGGCTGCTGGCGCCCCTGGTAGAAGCCCACCTCGAGCGTCGGCGCTGACGCGGGATCCGCGCACAGATACCAGTCGTTCGGGTCCGTCCAGAAGGGCACCACCAGCACCTGATAGGCGTTGCGGTGCCAGTTCGGCTCCGTTGCGTTGAAGTTCGAGGTCTGGACCAGCACCTGGCTGTTGGTCAGGCGCCATGCCGTCTCCTCCAGGTCCGGGGGAACGATCAGCAGGCGCGGGATGATCGTCCCCGCATCCATCCTCTGGCCGCCGATGGTGTTGCCGAACGTCGCGCGCTTGAGCATGTTCACCCGGCGCGCGCTCAGGGTGGCGCTGGAGAGCGGCGCGCTGCCCTGGTTGCCGCTGCCGTTTGTGGAGCCGTCCCCGCCCCGGAGCGTGCTCGAAGGATGGAAGAGCGTCACGTTGTCCCCCATCGTCGGGTTGGAGGTCAGGACCCCGAACACATCCCGGTTGAGGGTCTGGCGCGCGGCGCGGCCCATGGCCACCGGGATGCTGCGGATGGCCCGCAGGTCGTCGTTTGCGATCGTCTCGAGCGTGATGGTGAACAGCCCGCCACGCTTGCCGAGCGTGTAGCTCTCGCTCCCGTCCACGGGGTTGGCGAGCGGGTGATAGGTGCCGTTCTCAGGCACCACCGGCAGCACCCCGAAGCCGCCGTATTTCACCAGGTACTGCGGCCGGAAGTCGGTCACGCTGGAGATGGTGCTCGCGATCTGGCGCCACTCCTGATCGGCGTCCGGCCGGCTGAATTCGGCGATCAGCCGTTTGTGGAGCCGGTCCGCGAACACCGCGGCCCAGGTGGTCGTCAGCAGCGCCTCCACGCTCCGCTCGCTGTCGTATCCGCCGCCGTGCGTGTCCCGCAGGATCTCAATGGGCGGGGTCAGCCAGTCCTTGCCCGTCCAGCGGCAATAGGCCTCCCTGAAGCTGCGGAACGGCGGCACGCCGCCCACCGGCTGCCCGGCCAGCATCCCGTCGATCGCCGCGATCATGCGGTCGCGGGAATCTTTGGTCACCTGCACGCCCAGGCCGGTCACGCGCGCGCTCTGTGCGGCCTCGTCCAGGGCCTCCTTCACGCCCCGGATGCGCCGGTCCAGCTCGCCAGGCTCGAAGACGCGCCCGGCGAATTCGCTACGCACCAGCTCCGCCGCCTTCGCCGGCAACCGCGCCTCGGCAAGGCGCGCCTCGAGCAGCACGCCGCAGCGCTCGCGCCTTGCCTCCTCCAGCAGCTGGCGCACCTCATCCGCGCCGTCAGTTTCAGCGGAGCGTCCATCACCGCCGCTGTCCTCAGACCCGCCGGACGCATCGCTATCCTGCGCCGATGAGTCCAGCTCCCGCGCCAGCGCTTCCAGCGCCTCCGCAAGCGCGGGGTGCCTGGACGCCAGCTCCTCTGCCGTCAGGTTCTCCGGATCCTCCACACTCGCCTCGACCAGCTTCCAGAGAGCCGGCCGGGCTTTGATGTCCTCCATCGTCAGATTCATCTTTACCTCCCGGTATGAGGTCCACCACGGATCCACCGCGGCGGACTCGAAGAGCCGGCCGCCAGCGGCCGGCTGCACCACGATATCCACGCTGTTTCCGGGGTCGGCGATAAGCGCCTCCACTTCCCGGATCAGCTGCCCGTTCTCGCGCACCACGCGGGGTTTCGCGGCCAGATCGATGGACACGCCGATCAGCTCGCCCGCCTCGCGCGCCGAGCGCAGCACGGGCAGGTAGTGCTCGAACACGTGCAGGTCTCCCCGCACCGCGCCGTCCGCGTACCGGACATTGCGCCATGTGCCGGCCAGGTTGCGCGGGTCGCTTCGCCCGGTGAGATCCCCCGAGCGGTAGTGCCCGCTTCTGGCCGGCAGGCCCTCCATGATGTGGCAGTCGCGCGCCAGCACCTCCTCGCGGTAGCGGTTCCGGTTCCGGCTCAGGCCCGCGCGGATCAGCACCGCGCCGGGCACGATGCGCTGCTCCTCGTCGAATGCGGCGGCCTCGATCGCCGCCGCCTCCCGGATCGTCACAGTCTCCGTCACTGCTCTTCCTCCATCGCCGGGAGCTCAGGCGGCCGCCACGCCGCATAGACGGCCGCCTGGTCCCGCCTGCGCTCCCCGGCGATCATATCGTCCAGATTGTCCGGCACCGGCACACCGGCGGCGTTGTGCACCAGCTGCCTGGCCGTCTCGCGCGACATCAGGTCTCCCGCCATCGCCAGCTGCGCCGCCTGCACCATGCGCAGCGTCGCGTCCGCTGTGCGGGTGTTGTCGCTGCGCGACAGATCGGGCGCGGTGATGTCCACGGCCTCGATCTCCTCCGGCGCCGCCCGCACCATGCCGGCTGCGGCCAGCAGATACCCCTGGATCTGCAGCAGCGGCCGGACCACGCCGTCAAACCACTGCGTCTGCAGCACCTCCAGGTCCCGGATCACCGGCTCGGAGGCGCTGTCCGCGGTCGTGCGGTTCACGTCGTCAGCCGCGCCCACCCAGTGCTCCGGGAAGCCGGCGCCAAGTGCGACGTACTTCAAAACCGCCAGATAGTCGCTGCGGGCATCGCTTGCGTGCATCGAGGGCACCACGGCCTCCCAGCTCTCGCTTTCGTTGACCACCTGCACGCTGCCCGGGCGCGGCGGGCTCTGGCCGATCTCCATCGCGCGCCGTGCCACGTCCGCCTCGCTGCCGCTGACGCGCACCTGCCAGATGAATGCCTTGGTCAGGGCGTTCAGCATCATGCGGTCGTTGAGGAATTGCTCCGCCCGGTGGATCCAGTAAAACATCGTCTCGAGCACGCTGCGCCCGCGGCCCACCATGCCGGCCTGGAGCGGGAAGTAGAGCAGCCAGCGCGTGCCCGGATCCGGCATATCCCCCCGGCGGAGAGCCTCGAGAACGGGCGGCGAGTTCAGGATCATCCACTCCCGGTCACCCTCTGGCCGGGACTCGGTCACGCTCGTGGCGATCCGCGCATTCTCCGGGTCGGTCGAGACCGCGCTGATCTGCGTGGGGTGGAGGTACCCGATCCGCATCCGCCCCGTCTGCGGCGCAATGAATGCCGGCAGGAACAGCTCGCCCAGGGCGAGCCACTCCCGGCACAGCCGCACGTAGTCGCGCTCCAGCCCGTTCACCGGATCACGCCAGAATGCGGTCAGCTCCTCGTGCAGCTCCTGGTTGGGACTTGAGAACTGCAGCACGCTGCCGCAGATATGTGCCGCCATGGTCCGGATGATCTTCACCGCCAGCGGGCTCGTGCCGGCGAAGTGCATGGCCAGGCGGAGCATCAGGCTGTGCTCGGCCGGATCCAGTGTGGGCTGACCTGAGAGGCTCGAGATGCGCTTCCAGCCGCGTTCCTCCTCCAGCAGATCCTGGATGCCGTCCCACTGCCCTTCCAGCGCGCGCGCGTACAGGCGCTCCACGCGGTCCACCGGCGCGCCCTCAGGCTCCACGGCGCGCGCCGGCCATGGCCATCGCAGGATGTCCCTCAGTGCCATGCGTCTTTGTCCGTTGCGGCGTACCAGCCGCGTTCCTCCACGGTTCTGGATGCCGGCGGGCGCAGTCTGGCAAGCGCGGCCCAGGCCGTGCTCACCGCGTCCACCTGGTCATCGTGCTGCCCCTGTGGGAACGCCACCAGCTCCGCGATAAACTCCTGGTTCCAGGATGCGCGCACGAGATGGATCGGCCTGCCGCTCCAGGCAAGCGCCCGGGCCACCTTGTCCCTGTCTGCCTCAATACCGCGGATGGCCAGGGCGTTGAAGCGCGGGTCGGCGCGCAGCTGCTGGACCGCCGCCAGCTGAAAGCCGGCCCGCTCAATGGCCCAGACGGTTCCGGGTTCCAGCTGCGCCAGCGCCGCCATGTCGCGCACCGTCTCCGGCCAGGTCTGGCGGCGCCGGTAGATGTCGAGCACCCAGAGCCGGTTCTCCCCGTCGAGGCCGCACAGTGCCCCGACGGTCCAGTCGGCGGTAGTCCGGCTGGATGCCGCAAGGTCCCAGCCCCGGGCCAGGCGCAGATGCGCCGGGGCGCGGTCCTCGATGCGGACATCTGCCAGGCGGAAGACGCTGCCCTCGGGCGGGGCGGGCCGCCCCTGATACAGCGCCTCCCAGTCGCGCGGGCCGACGTTTGCCCTGATCCGCTCCAGCTCTTCGAGCGGATACCGCTCCGGCCAGAGCGGGCGGCCATTCCCATCGATGGCGGGCATGTGGATGATCGTCCACTCATCCGCCCGGGCGTCCGTGCCCTGTGCCGCAAGCAGCCGCCCGCTCAGGTCGTCCTCGTGCCATCGCGTCTGGATCAAAACGATTGCTCCGTTCTCCTCCAGCCGGGTATACGCGGTGCTGGTGTACCAGTCCCAGACGGCCTGCCGTATGGTCTGGCTGTCAGCCTCTTCCCGGTTCTTCAGGGGGTCGTCGATAATCAGCAGGTTCGCCCCGTGACCGGTCAGCGGCCCCCCGACGCCGGCGGCCTTCAGGCCCCCTTTTCGTCCGGCGATATCCCATGAATCCACGGCCCGGCTGTCCGGGCACAGCCCGATTCCCGGGAAGACGCACCGGAACTGCGGCCCCTCGATCGTCGCCCGCACGAAGCGGGAAAACCGCTGAGCCAGGTCCGCCCCGTAGGCAGCCAGCACCACGCGCCGGTCCGGGTTGCGGCCCAGGTACCAGGCCGGGAAACGGATGCTGGCCAGCTCGCTCTTGCCGTGGCGCGGCGGCATCCAGACCATCAGGCGGCGGATCCCTCCTCGCTCCACAGCCTCGAGCGCCTCGGCCAGACGCGCCAGATGCGGCGCGGGCCGGTAGCCCGGCAGCGTCACACAGGCGAACGGGATCAGTCTCTGGCGGGCGAGGGCGAGCACCGCCCGCCGTGCGTCACTCAGGCTCCGTTCCGGGCTCCGCTTCGCGCTGCTCGAGCCAGCGCGCCACCGCGATGATGCTGCCGGTGTCGATGGCATGCGCTATGTCAATCGGGCCGCCCTCGGGCCCGGAAACCTCGATGCGCTGCCGGCCCAGGTTGCCCCATACCTCCGGCCGTTTCGCCTGCAGCCAGCGCAGCGGGTCGCGCTCGTAGACCGCCTGCTCCGCACTTTTCACCGCCCAGGCGTCGGCCTCATGGACCCGGGCGCGAAAGTCTGCGTGTCTGGCCATCCAGCGGCGCAGGGTGCTCTCGGCGATGCCGGCTGCGCCGGCCGCCTCCTCGCGCGAGGACCCGCGCCGGATGTCGGCGATGATCCGGTCCGCGATCTCCGGGTTGTATTTCGTCGGGCGTCCGCGCGGCATGTTTCAATCCTCGCCGGCCTGGTGGCCGGCCAGAGCGGAAGCGGAAAAAGGGCCCACCGGAGGAGGCGAGCCCTCAGAGAAAGGGAAAGGAGGCTGTATTTTGTCCGCTCTGCTTGCTGCCTGTATATGTACTCGCTGACAGAATGTCGGACAACCTTACCTTTCGGCGAGCAGCATCAAAATTTCCCAGAGATTTTCCGTTGGCAGCGCCGCCAGCGTCTGGCGGCGCAGGTCAGAAGTAATGGTCAGGAGATGGTTCACGTAGTCCCTGGCGTCCGCGTCCCAGGACCCGGACGTCATGCCGTCTAACACGGAGGCGAAGTGGAACGCTTCGTCCGGGTCCTGCACGCGGTAGGCCAGGGCCCGGATGATCTCTCCCCAGGAAGAGCCCGGGAACCGGGCGCGGTCTCCGGCTCTGCGGGCCGCCTCGAGCCGCGCGTAGATGTCAGCGAGCAGCGCCGCGCGCTCTGACGCCAAGGGATTCCTCCAGAATGGCCCGCGCCTCCGAAGATACGGTTGTGCCCCGGCGGGCGGCTGCTTGCGCCAGGGCGGACAGCACCTCCCCCGATAGGCGGATGGTCAGGCGGGAGTCCATCGGGTGCGTCCGGGGTCGCGCCCGCTCCGCCAGGCGCGGATCCTGCCTGCGCAGCCGCCTGAGCTCATCGCGCACATCGCACCAGGCCCGCCGGAGGATGTAGCGGCGCAG